TATTTGGTGTCATTTCTAATGGTTGGTAATCAATCACTGTGAATTCATTTTTACCTTCTTTAACATATAATCGATAATCTAATCTATCAATTTTTTGAGTTTGATTTACTGTATATGGTATTCTTGTACTAACCAATACTTTTCTAATATCACCTCTCTTTATTTTTTCATTATGATTTATACCAGAAATATTAAATCCAACTTTTTTAGGTAAGTCATCAGCATCACCAATATTATAATAATCTAATGAATCTTTTAATTCAACAGATAATTCGATATCAGGCCTGTTTATACCATTAACCTTAATATTCCCCCAAATATCATTTATAATCACACCAGGCTCGTTATTTCCACCTGTTTGGACAAGCAAATCAATATAGTAAACACCTTTTGTACAATGTGCTATATCATTTTGAGTATAACTTGATATAATTGTACCACAATTATCATAAACATTGACAGTTGGTAATTCATCTAAATTTGTTGGTGTACCATTTATGTTAACATATAGATATATTCTATTTGGTTTATCCAAATAAAAATCAGTTCTATCATCTTTTATATGACAAGAATATGTTGTTTCAACATATGGTTCATAAAATGTTTGCGTATGTCTGGTAAAGAACCCAACAGCTTGGTAATCAGTTGTTACTGTTTGTTCATAGCTATCTGGGAATGCTATACCTAACCCATAATTTGTTGCACCAGTTAAATATGTATTTACAATATCAGTAATATCAATTTCAAGATTTTCATTACCTTGTTCAAAGTGTTGTGTACCAACCATTATAGGTGTTGGTGACCCAGTATAAGTTCCAGGTCCATTATTCCATGGTAAATTTGTTTGTGCGTAAGTCCAGTTTGATGGATTTGTTGAGTATACTGTGATTCCAGCCCCATTTGTATTTTGATAACTAGGTTCTTGTAATGGCACATCGATATTATAATCGTAACCAACACCTTCATCCCAATTTTGTGGTAATTTAAAAACAACTAAATCAAATGATGATGCTCTTTGTTTACCATATGGTGTATCACGACCTAATAAGTTTAAATCAAATGCACCAGTATTTGTCATTATTAATGTATGTTTTAATAACCCTAAATTAGGAAAAGTACCACCATTGTGTAGATTTTTTAATCTAGTTTCATCAAAATGAAATAAAAATCTACTATAAGATTTGTTTGTTGAACCACCACCATAGTATAATTCAGAAACAGGGTTTCTACCTGTATTAGCGTAACCATCTAATATAATTGTATTATTTCTATCGAAATATGTTCTAATTACCATTTTCCTTTTATTAATAAATATCTAGAAATATTAATTAGTTCGTACATTTTTAGATAACATTACTGACTCTAATTTAGGTGCTAAAATTTTAAAATCACTTACAGCATTACCTATTGTTTTATTATCAGTTGGTGGTGCAGCACCAAATTGGTTATGAACATGCGTATCAAATGCCGCTCTCATCGCTTTTAAATATTCTATTAATACATCACCAAATACTAATGGGTGTGCATCAGCTAATATATTAGATAATTCTTCATCAGTTATATATGGTGTCGTACTATTTAATAAATCTCTCTGTGTTAAATTGAAGTTAGGACTACCATTATACGTTAATAAATTAATTTTATCAGCAACGATATTATTAACACTTATTTTTTTAGTTGCTGGTGTATATGATGGACCACCACTAGAATAGTAGGATGTTACAGTAGTTTGTTTTTCACCATCAGTATAATTAAAACCATTTTTAACTTGTATATACGCTGGGTTTAATTGATTAAATTCTAGTGGGTTATTTTGAATAAATTTACCACCTCTTATTAACACTTCACTTGGTTTAAATACAATATCAGCATTATCTCTACCATTTAAAGTGAATGTGTTATTACTATCATATTCTGCATATACGCCTTTTACTGATTCAACTTTTGATAAGTCTTTTTGTGGTAAATAAAATCCAGTAGATAAATTTGCGGTTGAACCAGCAGTTAATGTTTGTTTGTTTATTAAATTTAGATTAGAGGTTATTGGTCCGATATAAAACCTATCACTATATCTATCTTCTTCACCATACATGAATATTAAAACAGTTTCACCTAATTTTGGTATTGGTGATAACATTTTTGGCATAAGTGGAAAACAGTTTGGTAATGTTGAATTGGTTCCGTTATTATTATCATACTCACCACCAGCTATTCTACATCTAATGATATAAGGGTCTGAATTATAAACTAAATCCTGATTTTTTTGATTAGCGTCTGTTTGATTTACACTTATAGGGTCAACTAAAACAACTTCACCAAGTTGCATAGTTTTAAATGTTTTTGTTCCTAAATCAAATGAACTAGGACGGCCAGTATTATAATTAGATGTATTCATTATTTTTTACCACTTAATCTTTCTTTTATTATTTTACTAGCATCATAAAATTTATTTTCAATTTCAACCAATTTATCAAATTCTCTAGCTATTTTCATTTTTAGAGCTTCGTGGTCTAATTGTAATTGTTTAATTTCTAATAATATCTCATTATTACCTTTGTCTTCCCAATCTGTTTTCATATTATTGTAGTATTCCTGAATTTTGTGTTAATGATACGTTTGAACCTTGAACTACGATTGGTCCACCAGCGTTACCACCAACAGCTGTTATTTGAACTGCACCAGGTTTAATTACAGTTGTAACTTTAGCTTTAGTTTGTATATGTGAAATTTGTTCCTGTGCTTGTATTAACATTGCTGAGGATATTGCATTTGGTCCATCACCAAATATATCACCCATTGGTATTCCAGCATCAGATTCCATCCTAGATATCACATTTGCAGCTAAATCTCTACCACTCATACCAGGTCTAAGTTCAGCACCCGCTAATAATAAAAACGGTGGTATTGTTTGTGCTGGTTTTTGCATTAAGCTAAATGCACCTAATAATAATTTAAGTACTTGTGATATTGAACTTAACCCAGTTTTCGTTACTGGTCCACTTTTTTTCGTTGGTTTACAATCTGCCATAATTATTTAATTTTAACCTCCAACATAATCCAACCCTTGGATTTGTCTTATTATATCTGGTGATATACCTATCAATGTAAGTATTTGTGCAATATAGTTTTTAGCTTTTTCAATAGTATCATCAGCATATTTTTTAGCTAATTTAATAGTAATATGTTTTAAAACTAAAGCTAATAACATTTTAATTACTTGTTCTAAAACAGTTTTAGAAATGTCAACTATTAAATTTTTATTTTTTTTCATAAAATCAATCGGTCCATCATATTCAGATAGTTGACCATATAAAATTTTAAAATTAACTATAAATAATGTCACTAATTTTGGTGATATTACTATGTTTATAATTGATTTCATGAAATTTTTAATCAATTCTAAAATAAAATCTAGTTTAACTGTTGGTACGTTAATTGTTGCTGCGTTTGATGCTTGAGCCTCAGCCAGTGCGTCAATTGCTTTTGCCATAGCTTGAGATTTAGCCACCTCTAAACTAGTAGTACCAGTTGTATCATTTGTTGCTGCACTTAGTGACATATTAATATCCATTAAAGTTGCAATTGGTATCTCAGCTGGTAAGTTACCACATGTTTCTAAAACTCTAATACCCAATTTTCTATTTGATGCTTGGATTTCGATTTTTGTTAACTGTGCATTATCAAATGTAAAATAACTATCATCAATAACATCATTTTCATCAGAATTTAATATACACTCTAAACATTCATTAATCTCAGCTTCTTTTTTTAATTGTTTTTTAGTTTTACCAACTGTAACAGCAATTGTTCCAAATAAATTATCAATAATTGCATTTAGTATTTTGCTACCATCAATATTATTTGGGTCACCGAATAGTGTAATACTATCTATAAAATCATTATTAAACTCTGTTAATGTTTTATTATCGTAACTAGCATTTGCAGTTATTTTAACAATGTTATTATTAGTAGTCCCAACTGGACTGAATTTTAAGTCAATAATATCACCCGCACCAGTTGATGAGCCCCAAGGACTTGCTGTACCACCATCGACAGCAAAATCACCTTTATTTTGTTCTATATTTGAGTATAGGAATGTGTTAAAATCAGTACTATTTAAACCTGATTCAAAATCACTATAAATTAAAAACCCAAATGGTGATTTAGGGTCTGATTTAGTTACTTCAAAAAAATCAATATTAGTTAACTTTGAGGTTACACCAGCACCAGTACTTTTTAACCAGGCTGGTATCGATGGATTTACTCCACAACTAACATATCCTTTAAGTTGTAACTTTAATACTTTTTTAATTTCAGACTCTATTTCAGGTAATTTTTTACTAAATATATCAACAACATTTAACTTAAGTTCATCATAACCGATTAACGATTGTACCAAATCAATTAAAAAATCAGTAACATTCGTACCATTATTCATACTTGCGAATGAATTGGTTAATTTAAATTTCGGTAAACCTTCAGTGATAACATTCAAAGATGAAATGCTACTCATCACTTTAGTCTTTTGGTCGATGATAGACATATTTATTCGTTTTCAACATTGTTATTTGGTCCATTTTTAATCATTTCTCTAACTTTAGAGAAATCATCTAAAGATACTGTACCATTACTTCTATCTTTAATCGCAGTATCCGCATCACCATTGTGCTTAAGGATATCATTTTGTAGTTTAGCAATTTCAAGCTTTATCTTTATAGCTGAATCTTTAATTTTTAAAGCATCAACTTTAGCTTTAGCTAGTTTAGTTAAATCATCAACATCAACTGGGTTTGCTGAACTTACCATTTCATTTATGGTTCTTTGTGCATCATTTATTTGAGCACATGAATCATTGTATGCTTCCTGACATAACCCCTCAAGGCTATCAGTACTATTTATTCTAACTTCTTGTTTTTTCTTTCTAGGCATAATAAATCAAATTGATTATTGTTATATACTATAAATACATAAAAAACGGATTTTTTTATTCAAATCCGTTTTCTAATCCATCTATTTTTAATATAGCGTATATATCTTTGTATCTTTTCATTGATGACCTAATGTCTTTTGTTGATAAATTTGTATAATTTCGCATGGTTTCAAGTACTGAATTTTTATTAAACTTTGAACCACCATTCATAACATCTAATGTTTGTTCCCAATTTTCTAAAATATCAATAAGTGCATAACCCACTTTTACTTCATTTTCGTTCAGTTTTTTCTTGGGTGGTAAGTTTTCATTATTATCAATTTCAACTTTAATCCCATCAGTTAGTTTTATTATGAATTTATCTAAAGTAAAATCTTTATCATCAATCTCATATTGTAAATCTACTCTATCATCTAAATATGATTGACTTAAGTCTTCATATGAATATAATTGTTTAGTATTACCATCGTCTTTTATTAGTAAACCTAGTATATAGTGTTTACAAATTGTCCCATAGTAAGAATAGGCTTTTTTACCAGAATTTATATCAAATTTATCTGCTTTTGTTATCAGGAAGGATAGGGTGTCAGAATGTAAATCTTCAAATGACACCCCTTTTCTATATAATTTATACCTTCTGATTATCGATTCAATCATTTTATTAAATGGTGCTCTTAACCATTCATTGTAGATTGCATTCCTTTCTATTTCATCATTACATCCTAAAAATCTTATAACAGCTGCTTCTTCTTCTGGGCCAAAATATAAGTCATTCGTCCTTTTTCGTCCTCTTTGCTTAGCCATTATACTTATTTTATTCGGTATAGCTTATCTCTCTATCTTGTTCGTGATAAAACTCAGATTTAGCTTTATTTAACCACCAGTTGGCTTCAACTGGATTCATACTAAGTTTATAGCTATGGAATAATGACCCAACTCTTTGGTTAACATGTTTGTACCCAAATCTAGGTATTGTCATTACTTTACATGATTTATATGTCATTCTTAATAAGAATTCATAAATAAATGTTAATTTCATATTTGATTTAAAACCACCATACATTTCGTAAGATTCTTTTTTCATAACGATACCATCAATATTGAAATTTTGGTATGCTAATAATGCATCTTTATCTAGGATACCAAGTTCTTCTGAAAAACTATTAGCCCAAACTGCTTCATTTGTAAATCCGATAAATTGACCGAATTCATCAACGTCAACGATTATTGGCATAAAGATATCAACTTCTGGATATGCATCAACATATGTTTGAACATTTTTGAACCAAATTTTTGAATACTCATCATCGTATTCTAAGATAGAAAACCATTCAGTTTCACAATTAGCAACACCAAAATTAATTTGTGATGCGAAGTCTGTTTTACCATCATTTTCAATAACTTTAACTAAGTCTTTAATTGTTTTATAGTCAAATTTATTAGCAAATGAATTAGCTTCACTACCTTTAGGTGTAACGATTAAAACCTGTGTTGGTTTTACCGTTTGTTCTTCAACGCTTTTAATGGCGTTTTCATATAATTTTTCAGTATCTTCTGAAAC